ATCATCTGCCTCCCTATAATATCTATCCTACTGACCACAAACTACCAAAACATTTAATTTTTTATTTGTGTTTGTTTTTTCGTTTTCAAAAGCTCTATTCAAAAGGCGTATTTCAATCATTTTTCATACTGCTCATTCTGTACTTTAGTCAGCAGCACCACAGTTTCAGCGATTTGCCGTCTCCAATCACGCTTCGCTCACGCTCGCATTCTTGGACGGCTATCGCATGGCGCGCACCAACTGCTCACCGCGTCGCTCAACTTCTAGTGAGCAGGGTGACGCACTCAACATGGCTCGTCAATAGAACTAGCTTCATCATAGGTATTTTATAGCCATAAGATTTCATTTATATTAGTTGAAAACTGCCTTAAATAAGGGATTGAAGCAACTAAGCTACATCTATTGTAATTAAATTGCTTTGGTGTACATTTTATCAGCGGACACAAAACGGCCACAATGTACCCATTGTTCAAGCTATTCAAAGCGAACATTACTTAATAAACTATTAATAAGAAATTCGACGTTCCCTTGTTTTTTCCTGCCCCGGCTTTTTTTACAACTTATCTTTCACCAAAACTACAGCTACACTACCGGCAATAATCTGCCAGATCAGCCGCTGTCTTTTAACGCGCTTCTCCTCGCGCGCGGATGCCTGCAAGGATTTGTTTGCACTCTCCAATAAGCTGCTCTGAGCTTGCAACTCTATCTGCAGCTTTATTGATTCCGTCTTGAGCTTGCTCAATTCCGCTCTCGACTCGGTCAGCGCTGCTTGTGATTCTGCCAGCGCTTGCCTGGTGCTCTTTGTTTGCTGCAGCAGCAGACTCAACTTGCTGTCGAGTGCTGACATTTCCGCCGCCGTCATCGTGTAGGTTGTGTAGGTTGTAGCCGATGATGCCGCCGATGCAGAGACAGGCAATAGCAAGCACAATGTAACTGCAGTAATTTCTTAAATTGTTTTATGCCCATGCGCTCGATTTTACCGTTGCGGTACACCTTTGCAGGCCACGCCACCTGGTCAAACCTGATAAGCGGTTCAGGATAGCAGCGGCAATTGTAAATGTTGCCCGCATGGTAATTCCCCTGCGACTTCTCGTGGTTCAGCAACTCCGGCGCCGGTGCCTCGCCCCAAGGGATAATCACGCCATCCATATGAGCATGAGCAGAACGTACACGAGAGTCCTCGCTCGTCCGCCAGACGTACCAGTCAAGCCCTGCCTCAGCAGCACGCACCTGCGTCAGAGCCGTGCTGGCTTTAGACGTTTCCGTGCGGGCGATAAGCCTTGCATGAGCTTCGGTTATATGCGGGTACTCTTTGAGGATATCGTCTATCATCGCTTCCGGTCGCAAGCCTTGCTCATAACCTTCTGCGACTTTGTGAGCCACCCTGTCAGCCAGCGTGAGCGGCATAGAGCGGATTAATTCAGCATTATGACTGATTATACCCTCGTACACTTTTGCGACGCGTGGCGAGGCAAGCTCGCGCTGTAGAGCGGTGCGGATGATTCGCCCCTTGCTGCCCTCGGCTGCTGCGGCACGCCACGTCTTATGCCCGTCGCGGAACAGATGCGTGGCCATCGAGCGTGCGATTTGGTCGCAGGCACGAATAAAAGTCGGCGAACGAGCCAGCCGACGCATTATGTCAGCAATAAAAAAAGGACTGGCAACGTGAGATAACTCACGCTTCAGTCCTTGCATCAGGCGGTCAATGGCGCTGGCATAAGAGCGTTCAATGACTCGCGGCATTTTAAATTTTTTCATAATGATTTAAAAATCTTGTCAGCATAAAATGTAGTAGTGCTCGTGCTCACACGTCTCTCACCTTTGTCGTCATAATAAACATCACCATATTCTATCGTAATATCGTCTTTTGAGTTTATATTTCCACGTGCTGAAATTGGCGTAATAAATTTAAAATAATCAACATTATTCTTTCCGCCTAAGAGCTTGTAAACCTCATCGTTGCCTACATAATTAGGATTTTCTCGAATGGTTTTATCTGCTTTCGTCTGTTGACCATTGGCAGTATAATTAGTATCCTTCTTGCCACCGCCGCCCTGCATCGCCTCAGCAGCCTGACGAAGCGGAGATTTGATTTCGCCATGCTTAAATTCATAATCATCCTGGTCGTCGAGCATAGACTCCATATCATCCAGCTGTTCCATAACCTTGTCAAAATTTTTGGGATTTTCATCATACCCACGAATGTCATTTTCGTTTTCAACTAAATGCTGCCGTACAGATTTTAAAACTTCACGCATATCATTTTCATCTTCACGCGCATCACGGAAAGCATCTGCAGCTTCAAGTGCAGCAATGTTTCCTTGCTCATTGCCCCATTCTTCCATTTTACTGGCAACATGCTGTTCAGACCGACTGTAGCCGTACTTACTACCGCTTTCAGTTCCGCCACCAGCACTGCCACTACCAGAAGTAAACTGTCCGTTTTCAGCACGCGGGTGCTTATCTTCTTCCCACTCGGCATCATAAGCACGCAGGCGTTCCAAGTTAAGTTTAGTTTTATCCATGACACTAACCTCCGTAATTTTTAGCGTGTACATATTAACTCTCATACATAATTATTGCAAGTCATTTTTGCAACAAAAAAAGCGCAGCTAGAAAACTTCTAACTACGCTTAAGGGATTAAATTTTCGAACCATTCATGATATCTTGCCATTTACAAGCTAAAGCACAACGCTCACTTATTGGAGCGTTCTCATCATTTACATCCCTGAGTTCTTCAAGTTCAATTTCTACCATTTTGTCAAAAATTGCTTCTTGTTCTTCTGGCGATAAATTATACGCTTCTTCAATAGTTACGCCTGTTTCTCGCTCAAAGAATTCAATTAGTTTTTTTAGCATTTTTTGCCTCCAACAATATTGCTCCGAGAGAAGTTTTAAAATTTTGTGTAGACTTATTGATAACCGTTTTTAAGCCTCCACTCTTAGTAACACAAACTTTTATCCCGTTTGAAGAGTAAATATAACCTCCGTATTGATTATCAACAGCTCTCTCTCCATTTTTGATGGTATCCTTTATTTCTTCCGCATTTATTCCACGCTCCCACATACGGTCAAAAACATGTTTACTTATCCAACGCACATGTCCTAACTGCTTAATTTCCGCATTCATCAATAATGGCCTGTTCTGTTTAATAAACCATTCTGGAGCTATTGTTTCTTTGGTGCTGATTGTACCATTCTTTTTGCTTTCTTGCAAGTTATTTGTTTTTCCAGCCCCACCGCCAACACCATCGGCTTCACAAAATCGTCCATTCTCAGGACTATGATGTGAATTAAAATCATCAGCCTCACTCCAGAAAGCAGCATCTGCACTTTTCACTTGCCTAACAGAAGCAGACACCTGTGGTTCAATCGGTTCTTCGCCGCCAAACATTCCGCCCATCTCGCCCGGCGGCTCCACAGAGTCGGACGCGCGCTCGATATCCTCATCGGTGATGTTCGTCCAGACACCGGTGCGCTCGCTCTGCTGCTTCAGCTCCTTCAGGGCAGTGCGCTGAGAGATAAGACCAGCATTGTAGGCGGCCACAACATTGTCAGTGCCGCACTTAGCAAGGTCGGCGCGCTCTTTGTCGGTAGGCTCTGCAACCGGGTCGAATTCAAAATCAAAGTCGTCCGGCAGGCTGCCTAGCGTCGAGATAATGAACGGCGGGAGCACTTTGTTCAGGATAGGCCGCAGATAAGACTCCTGCTTCTCGGCTATCATGTCATAGTAGTTCTGCAGGTCACTCTCGCCCGTAGCATTAAGGCCAGAGGGAGAGCGTCCAAACAGCCGCGTCACTGGAATTTCAGCAGCGCCGCTGATGTCCATAATAAACTGCTGATAACAATCAGCAAGACCGCCGAACGTATACTGATGCGTTTCCAGACCATCTGCTGCATCCATCACTTGCATACCCATATTGTTCAGCAGCATGTTCTGTGCCTCCAACGTACGCAGCAGCTCAGCTTGCGACTCACTGTCAGTAGCAGCCAACAGCTGGCCTAAGTCCTGCATTTTAAGCACACGGATATTGGCCATGAACGTCAGCTGTGCAATATTCCATGATACGTTATCGCGCTTCTTCAGCTCATCAAAAACAGACTCAACCACAGAAGCTCCCCACTGCATCTCGGCGATTTCTTCCCAAAAAGGTAATGTATTACCGGTAAATCTGATTACCCTGCTGTGATGTATTTTTACAGAACCACCACCTGCAGGATCAGTTACAGTGTAATATTTCGGATAGCCATAATCAGGATCCGAAATATCTTCTATAAGCTCGTTGGATGGGTTAACTCCGTTCCACCGGTCGAAAATAAGCAGCCCTGCGAAATCCCCGGGCATTATCCAATCAAGCCTAAGAGGCTGACTGAGGTTGTAGCCCTGGTGCTTGACCAGCATCACGCCAAGCGCCCCTCCATAAAGTCTGCCCCACTGCATTCCACGTTTGAGTTTATCAATAAGCTGTGTACGCCTTAGCGAAATACTGAGTTTTTTCTCTACATCCGGATCAATACCGCTCGTAATTGTTATCCAGTTCTTCAACATATCCGACGGAATAACATCAATAATGCGGCGTATTATCCAGCTCTCGCGATACAGCGCATTCAGCTGATTGAAATCACGGCTAAGGCGCTGCAAACTGTACTCCGTGCCTTCCAGCAGGTTCGGAGTGCCCGCACCCAGCCTGGCAAGCACATTAGTAAATGCATCAAGCGCCCTCGCTCTTCGAAGCTGTGGTGCCGGAGCACTTAGCGTACGTTTTCTTTTAGACATTTGCTATCCTCCTTGGCCTGATTATAGTGCTGACATAATAGCGGACCGCATCCGGACAGTGGTCTGCTACCTTAATAGGCTTCTCCTTACCGCTGTTCTGCAGCGCTTTATCATCCCATACATAAGCCTTTAACTCCTTAATTGTATGAGTCAAGCCCTTATAAAAATGTATCTTACGTCGAGTCATCAGTGTATTCACCTTGCGGATGCCCTCTATAACATCATTGTCGGCGTTGATTGTTTCCACAGTCTCTTTTGCATGCAAGCCTCGGTTGCGCAGCTCAATCTTAAAGCTTGCTGCAGATGGGTCAATAACCACGTTTGAAGGCCACAGTTCAACTCCACGCACAAACTCAAGCAGGTCGTCGGCGTATTGGCTGTTGTCCTTCTCACGTTGTTCTGCTCTGCTATCCCAGTAATATTCACGGATAAACCACAAATCTGTACCATCATCGAGCACGTCAAGATAAACCATAGGATTGACTGTACCATAGTCTATCGTTATAGAGCGCTTCATGATGTGAAGATTACGGAGCAGATACTCCAGCTTCTCGTCATCAAAGAGCAGCTCATCATCATCCCATGCATCACGATAAATAGCACCTTGAGCCATTACCCATTCGCCTAGGATAAATCGGCTGTAGAATACTCCGGAATAAGTTGTACGGTAACGCTCTCGCACTGCCTCACTAAGTGATGGATTATCATCCATCAGAAAATGGAGATGCAGCAGCCTTTTCTCATCCCGCTTTTCAATCCACCTGAGCAAGAACCAATGCATAGGGCTATCAGGGTTACAGTTGAACCACATTTTAGCGCCCTCTACAGAACAACGGCCTGTTGCCTGATTGACAAACGATTCCGGCATCAACGCGACCTCATCACAGTAAAGACCAGCCAATGTTATACCTTGGATAAGATCCTGTGAAGACTCATCCCTTCCGCCAAACACATAAAAATAGTTAATGCGTTCATCCTTAGCTATAACAATAAGATTTTCAGTGCGTGATTCTTCGAGCTGATAACCACGTACCAACAGTACCGGCTTGAGCCATTTCCAGACGTTACGTCTGAAGCTGCCTACGGTCTTGCCACACATGGCAAAGTTCTGGCCATCGTAGGTATCCATAGCCCAAATAATAAAGCTGACGGCCATCGCTACTGTCTTACCAGCACGGATGGAACCGTCAGCTATGATACCAGCATAATCGTGGTATGGTGATTCGGGACACCACCACGTTAAAAGCTGCATTTGTTTTTTACTAAAACTTTCAAAATGTATTACCGGTTTGATAACAGAACGGAGATTTCCTATCATTTCCAAACCTCCCCTGCACTGCGTTTGATTGCGTCGGTAAAGCCATCATCCTCATATTGAGTCTGTCCAGCAGACTCTTTCGGATTCATTCCCATGGTGTCACGATATACTTCAAACGCCTTAACATTCCCCCGCTTAGCCTTTGCTTTAAGTGCTTCAAGCATATCCAGGCGCTCTTTATCACTGGTAAAGTCTTCGTCAAGCTCACGGAAGGTACGGAGTTTGCGCTGTTTCTCGTTAGATTTTTCTGCGGCTCTCACCGCGCTTTCACCGCGGAACTGTGTTTTCGCTCTATTTTCAGCTAATGCTTTCCTACTATTCGGATTATCTCCTCTAGGCATTCATATACACCACCTCTATTCTTGCAAAGTAAAAACCCCCGAGCCGTTAAGCTCGAGGGTTACGTTAGTGATTTTTTCGATATCCAGCAAGTTGCTCTAGCAGGAACGTACGCTCTTCTTCCGTGACGTACCAGTTGTAATGCTTGCGCTTTGATTTAAGTTCAGGCGGCAGCTTCGGACGACCTGCGCCACGACATGCGCCACCAGAGGATTTATTTTCCATTGTTCTGACTTTCACTACGGGAAGCAAAGAAATTAGCCCAAAAAGGATTCTCTCTGTCAAACACAGCTTTCTGCTCTGCGGATAATTTCCATGGGTAATCTTGAAATAAATTGTATTCGATTATGCGGTCGAAACTAAAAATCATGACACCTATACGACCATTGTCCTGCCACCAAACGGTGTCAGAAGGATTCCTCTTATACCAAATATTATCATTTGACACTGCCATTCGCTCCCTTCTGCTGAGATTCTGCGTTTGTATTAAAATATTGAGTTATATGCTCAAATTCCTTACTATTTTTACAAGAATCCACAGAAAACATAACTGAAAACCCTGGTCTTTCAGGACGGCAACCAAACCGCCAAAGTAGCGCATTAGTTATACTTCTAGGATCAGAACCCCGACATTTCCAGCCATTGTCCCTCTTGTCAGGACTTTGTAATTCTAGATAACAAAATCCTCTTTTTGTCCTTTTTACAATCGCCGCATGAGCACCAGTACTGAAAAAATATTCTTTATTCATTTCTAAATTAGCAAGGAATCCCGATAAGCTTTCAAAATCTGACAATGAAGTTAAGCCATTCACCTCTTCCACACCAGAAAAACGTCCTATCCGAACTAAATTGAAAAGATCTGAAAACATTTGTTGACTTTCACCACCACGAAAATCCAAAACATCAAGGCCACATTTATTAGCAATATAAGCAAGGGCTAAAGAAGCACAAGAGCCCTGGGTCTCGTCGCCACCAGCAATTCGAGCAATAATCTCTTTTTCCTTTAACGGCTTTTTTAGTCTACTAACTTTAACTGACGTAACATTATTGTCCTTAGCATATTGTACAAGATTACGGCAATAGTCTGACGCTTTAGATAAACTACTTAACCCAACCGTCTCCGCTTCTGTAAAAACTTTTGCCGCCTGTCGTAACGATGACTTCTTCTTGGGAAGTACACCCTCCACTGAATTCTGTGGTACTGTTTGAGTGCCATAACTAGCTGAAGCTGAATAATTCTCAGCTTTACTGCTCTTACCAGTAAAACTCTCCCCTGTAAACTTTCCACCAGCACCACCATCGATGTCACCATTACCATCAAGATGCACTTTAGCACCACTAATGGTACGCCAATTTTCAGGATTCTGATCTTTCGGATAAGTAGCATCTAAGATGCGCACTGCCATAATCAATGGGCTTATATGCATGATAACACTCCTTGTAAATATTCGCAAGTTTGGTGCCCGGGCTACCGTTGAGGATTTGAGAATAGAAAGGGATGTCCCGTCCCTTAGGTTACGGCTTCCGGGCATAAAAAAGCGCCTAGCTATAAAAGCCAGACGCTAAGTATGTAATATAATAAAGCGGAGCACATCTGAATAATGCGCACCGCTCTTTGACAATAACAAATGCCGTTTTTACCGACACTTCTCTGTAGTTATATTATATCGCATTTTTTTCACGGCTTCAAGTCATTTTTTCAAAAAAAATCGACCGCTCCAAAACGGAACGGTCGATTAAATTATTGTTTTAGAATTTTATCTGGTCAGTTTTTAATAATGAGTTGATATTGATTGGAGGAAGAACAATCGGCGGCAAATTCGGCTGCGCTGTCATCAGTGTAACTTGACTACGCATATATGGGAAAATTATAGCAATGGCATTAGGAACCATACGCTTTAGAAACTCTTCATTTTCTCCTTCAAATTCACCAATCAACAATAGTTGAAGATATAAAACTCCTTCAATCTCTACTTTGCATCGCAAACCTACTTTTAAAGATTTTTCGTCAATGATCGGCTTCTCTAATCTGAATCCTGCTTGTGCATCATCAACATTTTTAGTTTTTTCCCCACTGTTTTCCATATGAATATCTTGGAAAAATATTTTTTTTAAGCGCAAAGCACTTTGGCTATTTCCTCGTATTTCCATTTTCTCACCTTCTAAGCTGCGTTTCGCAAGTTACTCTCACGATCGCCAAATAACTCCTCTTGATACTCTTCTTCAGCAGAAAAACCTACTTGAATAAATACTTCTTCGGGTACTGCAAAAATATCGTGTTCATCAAGATACTGGGCAGCAGGAATACCTTCGATAGTAATTCTTCCAGGTCCTTCTTTAAAATCCAAGCCCATTTCTTTTAGAACTTCTATGAACAACAATTCTTTTTCAGTGTAAGACATACTCAGCTCCCCCTTTCTTGAACTTTTTGTATATTTTTTATGCAATCATCATCATTCACGCAAATTTGCCGTTGTTTTCTTGTGTACGGAAATCCTATTACATTTCGAGCTATAGATGGAAATGTATAAGCAAATACTTTTATTCCATATAATTTAGCAAAAAAATTACACGCAACACATCTTATCTCTGCTTCATTCATATTAAGATTTCCTTCTAAGCCTTCTAGAAGATCCCTTGATTCTTCAATCATCTTATTCATATTGAAGCGAAAATCCAAATCATAGAAAAATTCATCTTCAGTTATAATATCAGCTGACAAAACTGTTGGCAAATTCCCTTGATTCTGTGGCTTTCCAGCTTCCAATTTTGCCCACCATTCTGCATCTTTTCGTTTTTCAAAAAAGTATACACCAGAACCAAGCCACTCACTATTTTTGCTACTGTGGATAAATTTGCTATTTAAAATTTTATTAGCTTTTTCATCCAACGTGCCATGAAAGCCCTTGATGTTAACCATAAGTATACCACGTCCTATATCTTGCTATATTTAGCTATAGCTTGCTATATTGTACAATCATTATCTAAATTCGTCAACACCCACAAAAATTACAGGTAGAATAAGATATTTATCTTATTCTACCTGAGAAATAAAAAATCCTGCTTTTTTACCGCTTTTTTTACTTCGAATTGCAAATCACGCTGTAACCAGCCTGACGCTGCAGCTCGTCCATAGCCGCCTGCTGCTTCGGCGTAAAGCCCTGGTCTACAACTTCCAGACGTTCGCGGAATGTCTCTACAAAGAACTTCAGACGTGTATGTTTAGGCTGCAGGCCACCAAAGTTATTCCAGAGGATATCAATCGCAACAGCCAGCACGCGATAGATTGCCTGCTCGGACACAGCCTGGCACATGCGCTCGTATTTAAAGCCTGCCACCGGCGCAGGATTGCGGCGCTTAAGTTTACGTTTACTGCTCATCAAGGTCACTCCTTCACTTGTGCAATCCATTCCTTGTGCTTCTTGACCATGTACAACATAATCAGACCATAGACCACCATGTCGCGCAAGGATTCCTCCGTTTTGTCAGCAATACCATGGTCATAGAGGAAAGCAATGTGCTTATTCAGATATCCCTTAGCCACATCATACATCATGTCATAGCCACCATCATGATGCTCCAGCAATGCACCGGTGCGGAAGTTTGACAGCGGATCAGCGCCAGCAGAGTACTGCTGCTGTTTTTCTGCGAATAAATCAGCTACGCGTTTAAGCTCGTCATCAATAAACGATGTAAATTCGTTATATTCAGTCATAATAATCCTCCTAAACTATAAACTCCACGCCCATTTCTTTCGCCACAGCAGGCAATGCCGTTTTCGCTTCAGCACGAGTACGGTATACCCAGCCTTTGCTTAATAAAAGAATTTCATATGGGAGTTCTTTCCACGAGAGAGTTCCCACAGTCCATTGTTTCCCCAATTTTCCGAACGTCCAGTATTCCTCGTACATTTTGGGTTTCCACGGTAGCTTCACAATTTCTTCCTTACCCATCACCAAGGCAACAAAGGCTGAGTTAGTAGATATTTGAGATATTTCAATACCGCCAGCATAAGTTATTTTTAATCCGTCGTCAGTGAAAATATAGGTCATTTCATCATCACCTTTGACTTGAAATTCTTCGCCAAGCTCTACGCCGAGCATTTTGGCAATTTGCGGGATTAAATTTTTACTCATCTTTAATCACCTCCACACCGCCACGCAGCAAAGCAAGAAAAATACGCATCTGCATGGACTGATTACCTATACTTGACCAATGGCAGCACTGGCTCGGACGGTACTCCAAATCATCAGCGCTGAAACGGTACTGCGCCGGATATACTCCGCCACGCTTAGGCTTGAGCTTAAACTCCTTGCCAACAGGGATATGCAATTTTTCAGCAATCACAGGATACAAATTAATCATAATATCGGCGTCACCTCCGTTACGCAATAAGCAAAAACTTGACAACAGCCACGAGCACTGCGAAGTAATATAACTTCGCGGTGCTTGCGGATTAATTTTGAAAGGAAACTAGGTGCCGGAACCGTGGATTTTTGTACCACTCTAAGAGTTGCCCACTGCCGCTGACGCGGGCAGATGCGGCTAGTCTTGCAAGTGATTTTCGTTTGTAAGATACGTTTACGTGAAAGAATTGTCATTACATCAACGCCTCCGCTCCATATAACATCAACGCCAGCTGCCGCACTAGGCGCGTGCGCCTGCGCTGGATGGTCGAGAGCGATACACCTTCATGCAGCGCAATATCATCCAAAGGCACGCAGAAAAAATACGCCTGACGGATGATATCAACAGCGTCTGTACCCTCGCTGATTTCCAGCCGGTCAAGGATGCGGTTGATTTTAGCAACTTCCGCCTGATCACGCGCCAGCTTAACTTCTACAGCCATAATGCGTGCCTGCTGCTTCTCTTCGGGCGTCAGGCGTGAGCTTGCGCCGCCCCAGCAGGTAATGTCTTTAGATTTTTCCGTGACACGCTCCGCCTTCAGGTCGCGGATATCAAGCTTGTACTGCTCAATGTTCGCGCGCAGCGTCGAGTAAGCATACAGCCGTGCTTCCGTCGCCTTGTAGCAGTCCTGCGGCTTAGGCTGGCTATTTAAGGCAGCCAGCGTTGCCACAACAGTATCATGTATCAGTTTTTTGTTGTCCACCTGCGCCACCTCCTATGTGTAAAAATAAATTCAATAGCAACTCAGAGTGGGGAGCAAGCAGCTCCCTCGCCTCCTGCTGAGTCACCGTCGCCTCGTTAGCCATGACCAGGCGCAGGCCGAAGCGTGCACTAGGCAGCAGCTCTGCTCCGGCAAAGTGTAGACCGATGAGCTTAACATACAGCTTGTGATCATGGCGGGCAGCGCTTGGTAGCAGCTGCCTCCAGAACTCGCTATCGGCACAATCAGGCCACGGATCACTTACCACGCTGCCTAAGCTTAACCAACCAGCCATGGATATACTCCCCCATCTTCTGACGCAGGTCGTCCGTCATCTCGCAAATCGCCAACGCCTCCTCGGAGCTGCGTGCGATACCGGCATTGGCACCTGCTGCCAACATCGCCAACAGGAACACGCACTGCTGAAGCGTCGGCTTGCCGGTTGCCGTCTTGCACTCGATAAAGATTGCCTTGCCAGACGGATACGCTACGCCAGACAAATCACTGTAGCCTTGCGGCGGTCCGCTCTTAAACCAGCGGCTGCGCTTGTTCTCAAGGTCAAGCGTCGCCTGCGTCGGCTGTGTGCGGTACAGATAGCCCTCGCCAACATTGACGCGGAAAATCTTGTGCCCTGCGGCAGACACAGCAACCTCAATCTCCTTCATGATTTGAGCTTCAGATTTATTCAAACTTTAACCTCCTGTATTCATCCTGACGCAGCAGGCGGATAGCGGCACTGCGGTACCGCTCCGGTACTGCCAGCCCCAGCTGCACCGCTTTGTGTAGCGACCAGGCGAACTTAAAAACCTTGCCATCAGCACGTTTGTGCGTCGAGCGGAACAGCTCCAGCTGCGCCCATGACTTACACTCGATGTGTTTACTATACGGCATGCGCGCGACTTCCTGCAGGATGATGTCCTCCACGACCTCCGGACCTTCGCGCTCTTCTTTTTCCCACACGTAATGACAGAGAGGGCACTCGGTGACCGCTGACTTGACCACGGCAAAGCAATTCGGGCACTGCTTGACGCTGAGCTCCTGCTTTTTCTTCTTGGCTTTGGATTCCAAAGACCATTCCCTCACATCATCCGGCAGACCGTGCCGGGTGAAATTGCCAACATGGTCCAGGATCAGCGCGACCTTATCCGGATTGTTGGGATTGGTACGCATCGACCTCATCGACTGCTGGATGTGCAGCGTGAGCGACTTGGTAGGCCGCATCAGCACCACGCAATCGCAGTCAGGCACATCGAAGCCCTCGCCAAACAAATCAACGTTGCAAAGGACCGTGACCTCACCGCGCCGGAACCCCTCTACGGCGGCCTGTCTTTGCGCCTGCGGCGTTGTACCGTCAAGGTGCATAGCATTTATCCCCTGCTCCCGGAAAGCGGCCGCTGTACCCTCGCTGGTGGCGATAGACGAGCAATACACTATTGTCTGCTTGCCCTTTGCCAGCTGCAGCCAGTTCTCAACAGCACTGCCAAAGATGGCACGCTTATTCATAAGCGCTTCAATCTCAGCCTTGTCGTAGTCGCCGCGTTTAGTATGCAGCTTGCTGGCATCCGCCAGCTGCACGCCGTAGTATTTGTACGGTGCCAGATAATGGTTCTGGATGAGCCACTCGCTACTCACTGACTCGATGAGCTCTTCAAAGACGGCACCCAGACCACCCTCGTTCATGCGCTGCGGCGTGGCGGTAAATCCTAAGACTACAGCTCCCGGGAAATGCTGCAGTATGGACAAATAGCTCTGCGACAGGATGTGATGAGCCTCGTCAACCAGAATCAGCTTCGGCTCCGGAGTCTTTGCCAGCCTGCGACAGACCGTCTGCACCATGCCTACGGTACAGAGAGAGAAGTCTACGCCACATGCAGCAAAAGTATTGGTAATCTGCTGGCACAGCTCTTTGCGGTGAACAACAAACAGCACCCTGTTGCCGCGTGCCGTGGCGCTGGCGGCGATGTTGCCCTGTATAACGCTCTTACCACCGCCGCAGCCCAACACCGCACACACGCTGTGCCGCCCCTGACCGATTGCTCTGCGGATATTATCCACCAGCTCCTGCTGGTAGGGACGCAGCGGAATCATTTTACCGTCGGCTCCCACTTGTCGCAGCCATCGCAATGGTCACAGGCGCTGGTATCGCGATTAGCGCAGTCATTGCACATAGGATCACGCACCTGCAGGGGACGGTGGCAATCTTGCGGAATAGCTTTAACGTCGACAGTTGCTTCATCAGCCTCAGCTTCCTGCTCCGCGAACATGTCCTGCTCGCCGCCGCAAGGCTTCAGGACGAACTCCCCGAGGTCTTCGTCGTATTCCAGATACGTGTTAGGCAGGGAAACAGCACCGGCATTCTCCAGCTTCTCCGTATAGTTGGCGGTAGTTTTATGTTTGAACAGCGGTACAGAAATGTCCTTACCCATTGTCTCAGAATAGGTTTCGGTCAAGCTGACGGACAGCTTCATGCTGATAGAGCCATCAGCAATACGGCCAGCAAAGAGCTTCTCCAGCAGTTGCTGCAGCAGTTCATTAAAATCGGCCTTCATGCCCTTAAAGGTGTCAGACTCCAGATTCAACATCAGGTATTGCTTATTCATTGTTTTGTCCCTCCAGTTTGATGGCAGCCTGCAAATATGCGACTGCAGATTTCAGATAATCAACATCACCGGAGCACTGCCAATCATTGATTTCAAGCAGCGCATTATTTACGTTTGTATTTTGTGAATCATTTAATGATTTTTTCATTATTTTCCCTCCTTTTCCGGTTTAGCGAACCTTTTGATGTTAGCTCGCTAACCTTCCAGATAACCTTTCAAAACCCTATAAACCGCATGGTTGAGCGGTTTTTCAGTTTTAGCTAACAAGATAACGTCATTTTTGAAAGAATATCGATATATATTATTTTTATTTCCGCCCTAGTCTAAAGCAGAAAACTCCATACGTATATATTTAATTATGTTAGCTAATGTTATTATGTTAGCTAAAGGTTTATAAGCCGCATGGTTAAGCCATTTTTTTAGCTAACCTTTAGCTAACATTGCTAACCTTTTACATAAAGAGCTACATAATTTGCTCTAACATGATTCAGAGAATATAGTCCGAAGAACCTTCCCTGCGTCGTTTTCAGCAGATGACCTGCTTCAGCCCATTTTTTCTTTAGAGCAGCATAGTCAAAACCTTTCTTTTCTAATTCTTCCTCAAGAACGGTTTTATTAATTAGGATTACGCCATTATTCTTACGTCTGCCCCAGTAAGCATATCCGGCAAAATCGTGAAATTCGGTATCGAATTTGTCGGCGTTGGCACCGATGACGTCAACAATAAGGTTGAATGCCCGCTCGCTAACATCGACTTCAGCCTTGCTCTTCACAAAACCAACTATGTCCTCAGGCGACAGCACATCGCCAGGATCACCAAAGATAGCCTTGCTTGCAATAGTATCCGCCTGCAGCATAAGAGCCATCGCCATGGCCTGCTTCTCGGTCGTAGCCGTTACTTCCAGCACCAGGCGCATAATCTCATTATAATCAGCCGCAAGGTTCTTCCCTTCCAGCGCTTCGATAAACGCCCTGCCTGCACAGCCAAAGTGCTGCGTGATAAAATTCACAACAGCGTTACCATTGCTGATTATCTGCTGGTCACATTCAACTTCAATTACGCGGTTTTTTACACCGCCACCAGACTGACTCTTCGTGCATGGCTCTTCACCAGTAAAAACAAAGCTGTTCAGCCAGGACTTCTGCCTCTGGAAGGTCGCATTCGTCATGCGTCCGCGGTCAAGACCTTCAGTGACACGCATGATCAACGTATCATAATTCTCAAATCTTGACTTGATTGTCTGCAGCTCGTCACCGAAAAACGGCAGGTTACGCAGGATAGACGCTGTGCTCATCATGCTGTTGACCGTCATATTCATGGTCCGCACCAGCTTGCCCATGCCGGGATTGCCCCAGACAGACGCAGCCACCATCATGGCCACGGTCTTGCCGCTGCCGGTTCCGCCCCAAAGGTGCAACACAAACGGCAGAGCGGACACGCGCTCGACGAGCACGCTCGCAAAGCTTGCAGCCAGGATCAGGCGCATATAGAGGTTCTGACGGAGCGGGGCGACGTAGGCCGCCCATTCTTCCAGCGTGCCCTTGCTGGAGACTGCCTGCACCAGAGATTTGTACTGCTCCTCGCAGTCCAGCTTGACTTCGTCAGTGTACGGCACAAAGCCTGCATCGGACCAGCCCATGTGGTCAATCGACTTTACCCGCGGCAGGATGTCCGGGTTCATGGCGATGACCTCTGCCAGATATTTCACCAGCAGACCGGCGTTGTCGCTGTTGACTTCAACGCCATTATCTGCCAGTAGGATTATTTTGTTTTTATTGGCTAACGTGGAACGCGGAACCACCACGCTCTGCCAGCCGCCATTTTTAAAATACGCAAGCCGGATTTTTTCCGTTTCATCCTCCACGTTCACCAGCAGCTCCGTCGGCATAATGGGGATGGGACTTGCGTATTCGTTTTTATATTCTGTCCCGACCTGTACCGCTCGATACACGCCATTAATTGATGTGTTCCAGTTACCACACCGCAAGGCAAATAGCTGCTGCGGGAATTTTGTCAGATTATCTGACCTGATTCCCTTAGCTGCCTGCTGCTGCAGGTACGCTTTCCAGCAGCTCTCGAACTCCCTCTTGCAGCACAGCTCCCCAGCGCGAAACCTCGCCATGGAAAGCACTTGCTGACGCTTGGACGGCTCTGTGAGCGCCGCTATTGCCTCCAGAAGCGCCTCATCGATAAGGCTGAACCTGTCGCACCCCTCAAAGAATTCTCTGTCCAGAGAGAGCACCACAGGCCACTCGTAGGCTTCGATAGCTTCGGCTGTGCCGCCAGCTGCAAAGTAATCTGCGATGTCGCCTTTAGGCGGGCAGTCAGGCCACAGCTTAGTGATGTCCATGACCTTTGCGCCTTGCCAGGCTGCAGCATAATCGGTGCCCTTCTCGTCATTGTCGGGAATGACGATGCGCTCTGCATAAGATTCCAGCAGTGCCTTGTCCGTCGCGCTCAGCTTGATAGCCTTCTGGGCTCCGGTATTGCTCGTGGTTGCCAGTAGACCGGCAGACGTCATTGCGTCGGCGCATTTCTCGCCTTCAACGATGTACAACTTTGTGCTCCGATGTTGTGCTAGTAAATCTAAGTTATATAAGTTGTTACATCCTTCAGGCTTGGTATACACCGTGCGCCCTTCGGCATTGATATATGCAAAGCTGAACACCTTGTGCCCATCAGCCCATTTGCGGCGACGCTTGTAATAAGCCTCTGTGCCGTCGGGATTACGGTAGATATGGCGGTAATCCTCAACAGGCTTTACAGTCTTATAATCTACAGGCTCTGGCTCCGCCGGCTTCGCTCCCAGCCGGCGGAACTCTCTCAGAATGTCCGTGCCAGGAGCGTTGCACTTTTGGCAATAGACCAGCAATGTGCCGTTTTTCTCATCGATATGCAGATGCCCTGCTTTGCCACACAAGGGACAGGTAGCAGTAATATGGGAGCCTTTTTGTTTGGCTCCCACAAGGTAAGGACGGATATCGTCAAGATGCAGCTCAGAACGGGATGTCCGCATCGTTTACACTGCTGAAAGGTGTGTAGGACGTAGGAGCTGCATTATTAGCCGGAATCTCGCCTTCATATTTTTTGATAGGCGGCACCTTGAAATCGCCCTTTTGGATACGCTCTACAGAGCATACGGTGTGCACCTTAAGTCTTACGTTCAATTTGCCGTTCCAGACGTATTCTTCTTGTCCAAGTACAGCGCCGACGACCATACCACAGAACTGCTGCTCATTGCCATTAAAGCGGTCTGCTACAAAGCCAGTGTTGCCGCTCTTTTCCAGCGCCACCAGGAACGATTTGAAGAAACCCAATGCGCTATCTTTATAGCTACGGATGAAGCTGAACAGCGGAATTTTGTCACCGCTGCGCTCCTTGCGCTGGCCATAATAACCAACAAACTGCTCGTTGGCCTTGTCTGCTACACCGGCGATGTCGCAGTAAATTTTCAGGTACTGCTTGTCGGCGTGGTCCTCGACCGCGCAGATGGCCAGTACATAACCGCCAGCAGGCGGCGCTGCGTAGCCTTCACTCGCAGCTTCAACATTTTCCCAGTTAAGCTTTTTCATTTTTCTTTGCCTCCTCGTTAAATCCATAATACTCGCGGATAGCTGTATCCACGGCCTTCAGGTCATTGTCAATCTTAAGCGTGAACATCTCCATCGGAGACTTCGCAGGCGTGAAGCCATCGCTCTGTGTCGTGAACCAGTGCGCCTTACCGTCGGTCTCTGCCAGCAGCACGACGGAGAACAGGCCCTCGAGCGTCAGCTGATTGTCCAGCATTTTACCGCTAGTCTTAGCCTTAATATGACCAGTATCATCGCGCTCCGTGTGATGCAGGAGATAAACGATAGTATCATCGGTTGTATGGTCGCGGATCAGCGCTAGTAGATTGTAGAAATTCAACGCGCAGTCCGTGAACTTCTGATAGCCTACTTCCTTCGCGCGGTCAAACATGTTGAACGCCATGAGGTACTGCGAGTCATCGATAACGTAGCAGCGCAGGTTGTTCTTCGCCAACGTTTTCTGGATGACCTGATACGTCGCATGGTTTACGACGTTCAGCCGCTTCTTGAATGGCAGTGGCTTGCTCGCCACATTAAACACGCCAACCTCCGTCGGCTCAAAATTGCGCAGGCTCGTGGACTTGCCAGAGCCGGACGCGCCTAAAATCAATACAGGCATTCCCATAAAATCACTCCTTGTAATTTTCTTTTAATCTTGCCATCAGCGGACATTTCGGATGCGGCTTACTGCGCCATGGTTCCAGCCCTAAATATCTGCCAGCAGCATCAGGCTTGCTTAATTTGCACCAGCTACGTGTACAAATATCGCCAACCCCAACTGTTTTACACTGAGGGCAATTCTTGCATAACATAACAAATCTCATTTTAAAGTCATATTAAGCTTCTGAATCACTTCAGCACCCGGAACTTCGGCGCCGGCTTTAATCGCCTTCTTGATTGCCGTCTTGTCAGCATCAACGGTCACCTTGGTGCGCTTGAACTCATCAGGCACTGCATCAATATTCAGCACGTTGCAGATTTCAGACTTGCGCCACGTAATCTTGCAGCGGGGAGTCTCAAACTTCTCGCCATACAATGCACCGGCCAGATAAGCCTTGCAGCGCTCGACTTCTTTTCTAATTACACCGGAGCGATGACTGAGAGTATTGGCTTCGGCGTCGATGGCATCGGCCTCGGCAAGCTTGTTCTTGATGTAGCAGCACATACCCTCAATCTTTTGGTCGCGCTCCATCTGCAGCGCTTCGAATTGCTGCAGGTTCAGGATTTCGCCGTCTTCAGTGTCAACCACGTGCTCTTCATCCAGCTGGATGCAGGCTTTGATTTGATCTTTAAGCTCATAGATGTTAGCCATGTTACTCAGCCTCCTTGCAAGCGCCATCTTTCGGCATACTGGAGCCTTCTTTTGGCATACCGGAACCATCAGCAGCATTCTTTTCTGCGGAATCTTGCAGAGCCTTATACATAGCAGCCCATTCGTGAGACTGCAGCTCGCGAATTTCTTTAATCGTTGAGCCGATACGGTCAATGACATCAAGCTCCGCCTCCTGCAGGACCTCGTCTTGGTTATCGTCCTCATTCCAGCGTTCCAGCAAGGCTGCGTATTCACGCAAACTCTGCATTTCAAGATTCAAACGCTGAATAAAAATATGGGTTTTAGTTCTAATCATGTTTTTGCCCCTTACCTTTCTTTTTTGATTGTGGTGAATTGAAATTTTTATACATAGCCCTGCAATAAGGGCACGCATACGGTTCTTTTACAAAGCGGCTCACTATCCATTCCGTACCGCAGAACATGCAGTCCACGTAGTGAACGCCGCGGGCATCGGTTCTCATTTACAGCATCTCCAGTATATTCATTATTACTTCCTCCCTAAAATGTGTTATAATAGGAGATGGATGTTTGGTATCTATCCATCTTTACGCCCGCCAGTGTAGCAGCACTGACGGGCGTTTTCCTTTTCTGTCATCTGCGCACCTCTATCGGGATGAGGATTACATCCCCCGGCTGCAACGTGCCTTTGATGTTGCTAATCTCCCGAGCATAATGGATGACTTCCCTCACATCTCTGCGGTCACCCTCTTGGCTCATCACGCCACCGACCAGATGCCACAGCGTATCGCCGTCAGCAGCAGTAACCTTGACCACATAGCGGTCAACCGGGCGGGTGTAATCATATGCAGCCCATACGAAGCAGGCTGCCATCAGGACAAATAAGATTTTTTTCATATCTACAACTCCTTCACATTAAACGGATCTGTTACATCCTTGCCGTCATATGTGCTGAGGAACTCTTCCAAAGATTCCCGGCGGCATTTAAGGTTGCCAAGCTTCATGAATCTCAGCAGACCGGATTTCTTGAGCTTGTAAACGTAATCAACATTGCATTTCAGAAGTTTGCTTACTTCCGCAACAGTCAAAAGCTCTATACTTGCCATAATCTCATCTCCTTGCCTTAACCTTTGTTGGTGACGCCACAATCTGTTGCAACAGCAACGACGTTTTGTACATCACCATCAAGTAACATTTGATTAACCTCCAGAAGCAAGTATATGTTTACACATAAGCTTGCTTCTATTTCATTTATGCCTTTAGCAAGCTGCTTGATTTCAGCAAGGCTTGCCGAAGGCATTTTTGCTTTGATTGTCAACATTGGCTTTTCACCTCCGTGATATAATAGACCTTATAGAAAGGTAGTGATTTTAATGAAACTAAATTATGATTTAATACGCGAAATTCTTTTTAAGATTGAAGAAATATCTGATGGTTACACCAATTATGAATCTCAATCTTTTGTTGAAGAATGCTTTCCTGAATATCCTAATAATGTAGTTCTTTATCACCTAAAATATTTACGTCAAAGTAAATTAATAGAACCAATGGACAGCGATTGGATTATAGACTTAACTCCACAAGGCCATGAATATCTAAACAACATTCGAACCGACACTGCATGGAGTCAGGTCAAAACTAAAATTCAGCCATTAGGCTCTGTAGCCTTATCTGTAGTTGCTGAAGTCGCTAAATCTTTAGCGCTGTCTAAACTTGGATTATAAGGAACTGTATGATTCTTTATATCCGCTTTGACTAATTCAAAAACATTGTCGATAGCCGCTATTGGCACGCGCGCTTCATGCAGCGCCGCAATTATTGCTTTTACCGGCTCATTCGGATTGAATGATTGCATCTCGTGAATCACCTCCCCATCTTCCGATAACACCTGCAGCACCCCATCACGCGGGTGCCGTTTTCATAATAGGATGTTGCAACGGTGGCCACAGGAAAGTATTTTTTTAACACCTTTGTGACACCATGTTTCGTCAACGGCAGCAGGTTCTGCTCCATGCACCATTTTGTGTAATGGCTATAGAAGTACTGAATCGGCGTGTCGCGTTCCAGCGAGTCATACACGCCGGAGATGTACTGGTACGCTGCCTGCTCTGCCTCAGTAATATGCGCCGGCATCAGCGGCATCATTCCTTCGAGGTCGAGGGAAAGCACCTTCGCCACCAACGGCAGGCGTTCTCGGCGGCAGCTGGCGATGATGGCTGCAATGCGGATGCGCTGGTCGAATTCCAGCTGCGTGAAGTCCGTGGCAGGCTCATCGTTGATAGGAACCGCCTGCGCCATAGCTTCGTACTTTCCGGTCTTTCTGATTGCCGGAATGACTTCGCTTGTCACCCAGCGTTTGAATTCCTTTGCTTTGGGCATCTTGCTGGAGAGGATGAGAGAGTAAAGACCGCTTTCGTTGATGAGCCACGAAGCTGCCACCAACTTCCCATTTTGGGCAGTTGGTAAATTTTGTTTCTGCCTATCTTCCTCATCAACATGTTGAGGAATAGCTTTGCTAGAATTGCTATAGCCTAAAATATCGGCTACATCTTTACCAACGAACCACGGCTCACCATTTTGCTGAATGGTACGAATCTGACCAAAGTCAGGACTGTTGAAAATTTTAATGTTATTCACTTGGCACCTCTTTTCTTAAACGCCGTCTGTTTTTTGTAGACTATTTGTCTACATCACAGGCAAAAAAAATTGCTTCTTTTTCACTTAATTTAGAAATTCTAAGCAAATCGCACATTTTAGAGATTTCACCAGCGTTGAACGGGACCTCATTGTTAATTTTTCTTTTTAATGTTTGATATGTAACTTTAAGTTCCGCTGCAATTCTGGCTTTTTTCAATCCGCTATCTGCAATAGCTTTTTCTAATTTGACTGTATCTGTCACGTTATCGCCTCCCTTTTGTAGACATTTTGTCTACATCACTATTATATTTCTTTGTTTCCTGTTTGTCAACAAAATTTTAGTGATTTTGTTGCATTTTTTTCTACACGATGTTACAATAAATTTAAACAAAAAGGAGAGTGAACACAATGACCACTATAGGAGACCGTATAAAAGCACGTAGATTAGAATTAGATATGTCGCAAGATGAATTAGCAAGATTAGTTGGATATAAATCGCGTTCATCTATCAATAAAATTGAAAGTGACGGCAGATTGCTACCCCAAAGAAAAATTATGGAAATTGCAAATGCGCTTAATACAACGCCAGCATATATTATGGGATGGGAAGAATCTAACGAAACCGAAGCTCCCTCCGTCCCCCTCACCCCCCGCGACGACAACGAGGACATTCGCAGGATGGTGTGCAAAATAGAGGCAGACCCTAACCTCAGAGCTTACATTAAAGAATTAGAGAAAAATCCTAAGCTGGTGACATTAGGAAGGCTGTCCGCAAAAACTACTGATGCTGGCTTAGAAAGCATTCTAGCCGTTACTAAACAAATTGTTAAAACTTCAGGATGTGATGATATTGATCCCGAGCTGTAAAAAAGAGTTTATAAATGCTCAAGCGCACAGTCTTCTTTTAGCGGCTGATGTAAGTGATTTTTCGCTAAGTATTGCGCCAATTATGAAGGCTATGAAAATTATGCTAGGTTACAGGCTGATTTTTGTAACATATTCAACTCTTGCTGAGGCTAAACACACCGACATTGATGGTATTTGCCTTGATATGGCATCTAATGACGCCCGAGTAATCTACGATAGTGCCCAGGATATTTTTTATGTCTATTATAATGATACGTTGCCCAAGAGCCGCGTTAAGTGGAACATTATACATGAGCTGGCCCATATTTATTTGGGGCATACTGCGGAAAAGCTTAGCATTATTAGCAATGGCAGGAAAATTTCTAAGGCACGAAAACAACAGATAGAAGAAGAAGCTAATCTCTTTACCCGCTGCATCTTGGCTCCTGATTATTTGGTAGCGCAGTTAATTTACTATTACTCTCAAAACAATCTTTTGGGCACCTATGTTATCCTCCGTAGCTTTTTCCGCCTTAGCCAACAGTCTAGTTATTATTATTCTTGCTATCTAAATAAAAATGCTGTCCTGCACGTGGACAAAAGGCTCACAGAGCCATTTCTCCCCTACATTCGCCGTATTATTGATACGTATGACGGTACTGCCATTCAGGTTTTACGTGACCAATATAGCCAGGAATTCGACCGCTGCAGAGCTCGCTATAAATACCCGGAACGCTCCTGGTCTACTTCAAAGCCTGAACTTGTTGGCGATATTATGGCCAGAGCATTTGGAGCGCAGGAAACTAAAGGATATGCATAAAAATAAAAGGAGATGAATTTATGGATTTCAAAGATATAAATAACCGTCCTACTCTTCTTAATAAAATAGACTCTTTGACTAATGACTTAAACCTTTATCTTAAGGGACAAGTAAATAGAGATGATACGTACAAAAAAGCAGCCCTATTATATTACTGGCTAAGAGATTACAAGGCATATATGAAGAATGAGTATAAATTCAATTCTAAATATATGCCAGAATTTGAACGTGGCTCTATTGTAAACGTAAATTTTGGATTTAATGTTGGAAATGAATTTGGTGGGCTCCACTATGCCGTGGTCCTTGCTAAAAGCTCTAAAACAAATAACACGCTCATGGTTCTGCCGTTAAAATCGCATAAGGACAATCGGAAACCATTGCACAAAACCGAGCTGGCCTTAGGCACCGAATTATATAATCGGCTCCTTGGAAAATATACCGCCCTTAAGGTAAGTATTTTGGACAATATCAAAAAGGTTAATCAGGCAAATGATGAATTGCAAAAACGTATTGATCTTATGCAATCTCTAGTTGCTGATGCCTCTCCACAATCGCGATCAGCTTGGGATGCCCTCAAAGCACAAGCGGATTTAGAAGATGCCATGTTAATGAAATCACTAGCTGATTTATTAGAGCAATCAGATAACTTAGACCGTATTTGGAACGAGCTCTCTAAGCTAAAGAAGGGCAGTATTGCTGTGGTTGGGCAGGTAAAAACTATCAGCAAGATGCGGGTTAAAAGTCCAACCAGCACTAGCGATGTCTTGTATGGCATTAAACTATCTTCCGAAAATATGCAAGCTATTGATGACAAAATAATAGAAATATATACTAATAAGCATTGACTTTATTCGTATATTACGCTATAATGACTACACGTAATTAGAGCTGTCGCTCAACTTAAACTTAGGACATGTGCAATCGCACAAACTAAAGTAGAAAAGCCTTGTAGTCATTAAGACTACAAGGCTTTTTTCGTTATTTCGATAAGCAAAAAAATCCCCCGGTGCTACCAACACCGAGGGACCTGCAAGAACGTGTTACCAGCACGCTCAATGTCATCAACCCCAGTACCACCAAGAGCTGATTACCTTTTTATTATATCAGCTCTGCTCGTAAAATGAAAGGAGCTGATTTTTTATGGCAACATTAAACGTAACAAAACGCGGCGATAAATGGCAGTACCGTTTCGAAGCTGCTTCCGTCGACGGCAAGCGTAAGCGTGTTTCCAAATCCGGCTTTAAGACGAAAAAGGAAGCAGTGGAAGCCGGAACCAGAGCGCTGGCAGAATACAACGAAAGCGGTCAGACTTTCAACCTTTCCAGCATTTCCGTTGCGGATTATCTGGACAGTTGGATTGATACTTACTGCAAAATGAACCTCAAATATAATACCCAGCTTGGCTATCTTTATACTATCGAAAATCACCTGAAGCCCAGCCTAGGAATGTACCGGTTAAAATCCCTCACCCCTTCCGCCGTTCAAGAATTCGTAAATTCTCTGAAGCTGCGTGGTCTCAGCAGGGCAAGCATCGTCGGTATATTCTCCACGCTCTCTGCAGCGTTGGATTATGCTATTGAGCCGTTGAAGTACATCCAGTATAATCCATGCAATAACGTAAGAATCCCCAAGGATACGGCATCCAAGAAGGAAACCCGGTACATCATAACACCGGAGCAGTTTAAGCAGATTTTAGAGCGCTTTCCGGAAGGCTCTAATTTTTATATTCCGCTTATGATCGGCTACTACACCGGCGTAAGAATTTTCGAATGCTTCGGCCTTACTTGGAATGATGTCGATTTTGATAATAAGACCATAAGTATCAGCAAGGCTTTGCTTAAGCGCAACTGTGGCGCAGATGTAAGGGAAGTCCTGAAGAAGAAGGGCAAGAAGGAAGAGAAAAGCGCCTGGTATTTCAACAGCACAAAAACTTTCAAGTCCAACCGCATCATCAATATCGGTGATACACTCTGTGCTGCATTGAAAAAAGCTTATGACCGGCAAATGGCCAACAAAGCCTTCTATGACGAATACTACACAAAAATCTACAAAAAGCCGGAGCAGGACGAAAAAGGCGATACCATTTACCGGCTCATAGAAATTGAAGCCGGCGTCCCCTGCCCTCTTGAGTCCGTGGATATGATAAACGTAAGGGAGAACGGCCAGCTGCTGAGTATGGACAGCATGAAGTATTGCAGCCGTGCAATCCACTATGAGCTGAAGATAAATTTCAACTACCATTCACTGCGGCATACACACGCTACAACGCTTATCGAGAACGGTGCCAATATAAAGGACGTGCAGGAGCGTTTAGGACACTGCAACATAGAAACAACACTTAATACATATACCCACAATACCGACTACCTGAGAAATCAATCAGTAGAAATCTTTGAAAAGGCGGTTCAAAAATAA